TTGCCGTTGGAGACGAGTCGGTTCGGATGCGTATGACGGAAGAGCGCGCAGAACAGGCAGGTCAGGAATTCACCGACGAGTATGACTGGCGCAAGCAGCTCCATTATATTGCCCGAGGCGGCTTGCTGGAAAACAGCGTGTGGAATCTGAACCTAATTCTTAACCATGATCCTGATTTCGTGGGCTTCGCGTTTAATGAGCTGGCAAACCGTATCCAGGTCACGGACGCTCTCCCGTGGGACAGACCGGAAGGCAACCGGTTCTGGCGCGACGCCGACACCGCACAGCTTAAGTCGCTCATCGACGCCCGTTATCTGCCGTTTTCCAGCCGCAACCATGACGTCGCTTTTACGAAGGTAGCCGACGATCGACACTTCCACCCCATTCGCGATTACCTTGACAACATCGGCAAATGGGACGGAGAAAAGCGCGTGGAGGACTTGCTCATCAAATACCTGCAAGCCGACGATACGCCATATGTCAGGGCGGTTACCAGAAAAACCGCAGCGGCGGCCGTCGCTCGGATTTATCAGCCGGGTACAAAATTCGACTGCGTGCCAGTACTGGACGGCGACCAAGGCATTGGTAAAAGCTCTATCTTCAAAGACCTCGTTACACCGGAATACTACTCCGAATCGCTGTCGCTGACCGATATGGACGATAAGTCCGGCGCGGAAAAGCTGCAGGGGTTCTGGATCGTGGAAATCGGGGAGCTTGCCGGTATGAAGAAAGCCGACATCGAAAAGGTCAAGGCGTTTCTCTCGACCGCCGACGATAAGTATCGCCCGAGTTACGGTAAAACGGTTGAAAGTCATCCGAGGCAGTGCATAATCATCGCAACGGTCAACGGCGAGCGCGGCTATCTTCGGGACATCACCGGCAATCGCCGTTTCTGGGTAATCAAGCTTCATCAGCGAAAGCAAAAGCAGAAATGGTACTTTGACCAGTACTTCCGCAATCAATTCTGGGCCGAGGCAAAGGCGATCTACGAAGCCGGCGAAAAGCTGTATCTGGAGGATGATATTCTCGAAGCGTCCGAACAGGCGCAGCGCGGCGCAATGGAAATTGACGAGCGCATTGGTATGGTGGAGGAATACCTGAACACCCTGCTGCCGGAAAACTGGAATGACCTGGACGTCTATTCCCGCCGCAACTATATGTGGGATAAGGGCGATCCCACCAATCCCAAGGGAACGGTGGTCAGGACCGAGGTCACGAACGCTGAAATCTGGTGTGAATGCTTCGGTCGTAATCTTCCGGAGATGAAACCCGCCGACAGCTATGCGACAGCGGCGCTCATGTCGCAAGTCGATGGTTGGGAGCGCACCACCGAACGCAGTCGGCAGCCGCTGTATGGTCGTCAAAGGCTATACCGCCGAATCGATTGAGGGACAAGCAGATGGGACGGGACAACTTTTCTCCTTATATTCAAAATGCGTTTTTCAGAACAAGAGATAAACGCTTGTACCTGTACACGCGCGTAAGTAAATATAGGGAAAACTTGTCCCAACCTGTCCCATTGTCCCATTTGGAGGAATTATGAGAGAAAAAGTGATGGAACAAAAGCTCGTGAGAGCCACAAAAAACATGGGAGGCATCGCGCTGAAGTTTGTAAGTCCCTGTTTCGACGGGATGCCTGACCGTATGGTGCTTTTACCGGGCGGTCATATCGGCTTTGTGGAAGTCAAGGCGATGGGCTGCAAGCCGCGCCCATTGCAGCTTGCAAGACATGGGCTGCTTCGGCGGCTGGGATTCAAGGTGTATGTGCTGGACGACGAAGGACAGATCGGAGGAATGCTGGATGCAATACAAGGCGCACGCGTATCAGAAGTACGCCACTAAGTTCGTCGAGGAGAACCCCGTATCCGCTATCCTCCTTGACATGGGTCTTGGGAAAAGCGTCATTACGCTGACGGCGCTAAGCGACTTGCTGTTTGACAGCTTCGAGGTTCACCGCGTTCTGGTTATCGCTCCTTTAAGAGTCGCCAGAGATACCTGGCCCGCGGAAATCGGCAAGTGGGATCATCTGAAGGAGCTTCACTACTCCGTGGTCGTAGGTACCGAGACCGAGCGCAAAGCGGCGCTGCTGCAAAGGGCCGACATCTATATCATCAACCGCGAGAACGTCCAGTGGCTTGTGGAGGGAAGCGGACTGCCCTTCGACTATGACATGGTGGTGATCGACGAGCTGTCGAGCTTTAAATCCTACCAGGCGAAACGTTTTCGGGCACTCATGAAGGTGCGGCCCAAGGTAAAGCGCGTCGTAGGGCTGACGGGAACGCCCAGCAGCAACGGTCTGATGGATCTGTGGGCGGAGTTCCGGCTGCTGGACATGGGTCATCGACTTGGCAGATTCATCACCGGGTATCGGGAAGCGTACTTCACCCCGGACAAACGCAACGGGCAGGTGGTGTTCAGCTATAAGCCGCTGCCCGGCGCGGAGGACGCCATCTATCGACAGATCGCGGACATTACCATCTCCATGAAATCCGGCGATTATCTCGATATGCCGGAATGCGTCATGAACGAAGTCAAGGTAACGCTGTCGGAAGCGGAACGCGCCGTATATGACGCCATTCGGCGGGGCATGGTGGTCTCCCTTGGAGATACGGAGATCGACGCGATGAACGCGGCGGCTCTTGCGGGCAAACTCTGCCAAATGTCAAACGGCGCGGTGTACGGCGAGGACAAGCGCGTGATCCCTCTCCACGAACGGAAGCTGGACGCGTTGGAGGATCTGATTGAAGCCGCCAACGGCAAGCCCGTGCTGGTCGCGTATTGGTTCCAACACGACCTTGCAAGGATTGAGGCGCGGCTAAAGAAGCTGCATATCCCCTTTTCCAAGCTGGACACGGCGGATTCGATCCGTAGATGGAACAATGGCGAACTGCCCGTTGCGCTGATCCATCCCGCTTCGGCGGGACACGGGCTGAACCTGCAGGCGGGCGGCTCGACGCTGATCTGGTTTGGACTGACATGGAGTTTGGAACTGTACCAGCAGACCAACGCCCGCCTCTGGCGACAGGGACAAAAGGACACGGTGGTGATCACCCACATTCTCACCTGTGACGCCATCGACGAACGCATTCTTGCGGCTCTGAAAAAGAAAGACAAAACACAGTCCGCGCTGATCGAGGCGGTCAAAGCGGATATGACAAGAGAGGTCAAACCGTGCCAATCCGAGAGAACAAAATCATCGGAGGTACGAAATGAAAGGATCCATCAACCCGTATGAGGAACTGGCGAACGCCATCATTGCGCAAGCGGTTCAGGACTACCGCGCAGAGCTGCGTTTTCTCAAGCGTCACCCGCACACGCCCGACCTTGACACGGAAGAAGCCGAAAGCGATGAACAGAGGCGCAGGCTGAAAGCGCGTATTGAAAAGCACGAGTGCGAACAGAGCCGCATCGAGGTCTTCTTCCGCTCCGAGTGGTTCATGCTTCTGACCGACCTTGACGGGGATGTGCTTATGCGGCGCGTTCGTGAAATGGAGGCGGTGTAGCATGACGGCATTGGAGTTTTTGAGCCAGGCCTATCGCATCGACCTTAGGATCGACAGCAAGCTGGCGCAGATTGAATCCCTGAACGAGCTTGCCGAGAAGTGTACGTTAAGGCTGACCGGTATGCCAAGATCGGCGAGCAACGGAACCTCGCAGATGGCCGAGGCCGTCGCAAAGATCGTGGACCTGCAAGAGGAGATCAACAGCGACGTGGTCGATCTGGTAGAGACCAAGCGCGGGATTGTGAACGCGATCAAGTCGGTGAAGAACGAGGAGTATCAGACGCTGCTGGAGCTGCGTTTCCTCTGCGGCTGCACCTGGGAGGAGATCGCCGCCAAGATGGGCTACAGCGTACAGCACACCTTCCGGCTCAGAAACCAAGCGATTTCAAAAGTCGAGAGCCAATGAGAGTTGATGTCATGGGGTATCGTGGTATAATGGTAGTGTGAAAAATTGAACAGGTCCCAAGCCACCAAGGAGAAATCCCGGGTGGCTTTTCTTATACCCGAAAGGAGGAAAAACGGATGCCGTACAAACCCAAGCGTCCATGCAGATACCCCGGCTGCGGCAGACTTGCCGCCGGCGATAGACAGTACTGTGCCGAGCATCAGAAAGCCGCGGACGAAACATACAATCAGTTCGAGCGAAGCCCCGACGTCAACAAGATTTACGGCAGAGCATGGAAACGCATCCGAGACAGATACACCAAGCAGCATCCGCTTTGTGAGCAATGCCTGAAAGAGGGACGGCTGACGCCTGTGGATGAGGTACACCACATCCTGCCCGTGTCACGCGGCGGCAAAAGCACGCCCGACAACCTTATGAGCCTGTGCCGCTCCTGCCACAACAGGATTCATATTGAGATGGGCGACCGATGATCGCACGAGTGACCGGGAGGGGTGGTCTGAATCTCTAAAACAAAATCACTCGGACAACGGCCTGGGCTCTCGTGTGTTCGTGCGCGAGTCCAAACAGGGTATATGGAAGGTGGTGATTTTATGGCAATAGACGGTACAAATCGTGGCGGAGCTCGACCGGGCTCAGGTCCGAAAAAGAAAGCGCTGGCAGATAAAATCGCTGCCGGTAACCCGGGCAAACGCCAACTGACGGTTATGGAATTTAAGAATGCTGCTGACTTAGAAGGTCAGGAAATGCCGGAGCCGAACAAAATGCTCTCGGCTGAACAGAAAGACGGTACGACACTGGCAGCAGATGAAATCTATAAAAATACATGGACATGGCTGAATGCCCGTGGCTGCGCGGCGCTTGTTTCTCCGCAGCTTCTGGAACGCTACGCCATGAGCGTAGCAAGATGGATTCAATGCGAAGAAGCCGTTTCGAGCTTCGGCTTTCTGGCGCGGCACCCTACCACTGGCAACGCAATTCAAAGCCCATACGTGGCGATGGGTCAAAACTACATGAGCCAGACGAACCGCCTGTGGTATGAGATTTTCCAGATAGTCAAAGACAACTGTACAAGTGAATACAGCGGTGTGAATCCGCAGGACGATGTAATGGAGCGGCTGCTCACGGCGAGGAGAGGCGGTCAAAACAGATGAAGCAAAGAACACCAATTTCCATCGGGCGCGAGTATGGTTTTCTCACCGTGCTTCGTGAGGCTCCAAAGGATAGTCACGGGCATTTAATGTTTAATGTTCGCTGTCGATGCGGTAAAGAGTTTACTGCGCAAAAGTCGAGCATTCTAAAGGACACAAGTAAATGTCTCGACTGTTCGAGAAAAATCGACTCGCTCAAACGTCGCATTCCTGTTGTCGGAAAGACGATTAATGGCTGGGAGGTTATATCCGAGGCTGGAAAAAACAAGGCTGGTGCGCTGATATTCCGTTGCCGCTGCGTTAATTGTGGCAATGAAACAATAAAAGCGCGTGCTGCTCTTTATTACGGAAAGGACACTGCTTGCAGAAATTGTCCGCCAGATTATCAATTCTCTGTGAAAGGCACGACCGCGACAGGGCGC